ATTTCACTTGGTACGGAGTTGGTACTACCTACGCCAACGATGTCTGCATCAACCTCTCCGATGAATCCTTCAACGGAACCTACCAACCCTACTGGAAGCGTGTCCTCGACATCCGTCTCTCGGAACTCACAGGCATCCCCGAAGGCGGCACGGAGGCAGACCGCGTGACGATTTTCCCCAACGGACTCGGAGGTGCTGGCTCTGCCTTTGACTCGCTCTTCGTGGAGAACGGAGTCACAAAGGCGAGAGGAACGATGAAGAGAGTAGAAATCCCCTCTCTCATATGGTCACTAAACAACGGCGTCTTCATTTCGGAGGCAGTCAGCGACTTCAAATCCGCAAGTGACAATTATATCTGCGCCAAATATGTCGCGGGGGGATATAACGAGCGGCCAACGACGGAGAAAATCCTCTATCGTGGAGGCGGTCGCTTCCGTGTAATAGATTCTACTTACGTGACACTGGACGCCTTCCTCGCTGCGATGGATGGCGTCTACCTTGAGTACGAACTTGCCACCCCCATCGAGTACGAGCTGGCTGAGCCGATGCTTAATGCTATCTTGGTAGATGAACTCGGAACGGAGAAAGCAGTCTTCCCTACTCACGATGATGGCTCTCCTTCTGCACCGCTCTGCACGGATTCCAACTACTCAATAAGTGTTTCGAAACTCGTTTCAATAGTTAAATCATTAAGTAATGAATCCAATGGCTAAAAAGAAAACAACTAACAAAAAATCTTCCGGCGGTAAGATTAAGAGCAGGCCGAAGCCGTTAGTGCCACGTGCAGGAATAAAATCTACCAGATATGAAGACGGAGGAAAGCTCCATAAATAGAAGACTGTACAAGATAACGCTGATAGTATTGAAAATTATTCCAATGCTATTGGCGTTATGTACAGCAATCAACACAGTCTTTGGTATGTCAAACATAGATAACGCTTTGCTGTCTTATGTTGGAGGCGTATCGTTTCTTCCTTTACTATTCTTGTATCTGACATCTTGTGTGTTTAGGTTCTGTTCTTATCATAGGATGTTTCTGCATTATGTGTTATTGACCAATGTTATAAACATTTATGATTTCTATATTGGTATTCCTCTTTCTGATAAGGCAATGATAGAAGTCTATGCAGTTGTCACGTGTGTGTTCGCATTTGTTATTCTTTATCTTTATCGCAAGACAAGATGCTGCAAACAATAAAGGAAATATTATTGAAGATTGTCGATGATATAGATGCCGGGAACAGTAATGTCGACGAGGATGATGCTGTAAAGATTATCAAAGCTCTACGTCAATATACCAGAAAAGACAAACCGATGAACAAGTATCAGGCATATACTTACCTGAATATGAGCCGCGCATCTTTCGATAACATGGTTCGCGAAGGATTGATACCAAGAGGAAAGAAAGAGCCAGGTTCGCGTGAACTCAAATGGCTGAAGAAAGACCTTCCTAAGCCGAAAAAGAAATAGCACATTAATGCTAAATTCAGCCCTGTGAGTCAATGACTTGCAGGGCTTTTTAGTATCATTGTCTTTAGCGCTTCTGCACAGATATCTTTGTTTCAAAGTTGCAACTTGATGTTTAATTATTAAAACAAAGAATTATGGCAGAAACAATGGTTTATACGCCTGATAATCAGGCAAACAATGTTCTTCCTTGGATGCTTGCCAGCCAGAACAATAATGGTATCTTTGGCGGCAATAGTGGCGGCGCTTTCTGGGGTGCTCTTCTTGGTAGTGTTATTCCGGGATTTTTTGGCGCTTGGAACGGTAATGGTTTCGGCGGTGGTTTTGGTGGCGGTAATGGAGCAGCTGCTGCATCGCTTGGTGCTCAGGCTACTGCATACAACAACACTGATTCTATCCTCAGGGCTATCGAAGGTACTGATTCTGATGTACGCCTTCTCGCCTCAACGCTTAATACTGATGTAGATTCTCTCAAGGTTGGAATCAGCACACTTCAGGGTGCTATCGCACAGGTCGCATCTCAGACCGGTCTTACAGGGCTTCAGGTAATCAATGCAATCCAGTCTGGTAACGCAACAATCGCAAGCCAGTTGTGTGACTGTTGCTGCTCTATGAAGCAACTCGTCACCTCTCAGGGATACGAGAATCAGATTGCAACACTCAATCAGACCAATGCTCTGTCCGGAGCAATCTCTGGTGCAAGTCAGAGGAACGTAGATGCAATCGCTGACCTCAAGACAACGATGGTTAAGGAGTTCTGCGATGCAAGGGAGCGCGACATGCAGTCAAAGATTGATACTCAGGCTGAGATTATCACACAGCTTCGTAACGAAGCAGACAATGCTCGTCAGACAAATGCAATCGCAGCAATGATAGCTCCTTTGTCTAAGGAAGTCGATGATATCAAATGCAAACTTCCAAATACCGTTTCAGTGACTTACCCGAATCTCTATGCCGTCAATGCTACTCCGTATGTAAGCGGCGGCTATTATCAGGGTGGGTTCAATGGCCTTTATGGTGGCGGTGTCCCTGGATTCGGTGGAGGAATTAACTTTTAATTCTCGTGATTATGTTTGACTCCCTATTCAATTACGTCAGGATTACGACTAACATAAACGGGACACCCTATCTGAGAACTATCAGGACCACTGTAGGGACTGATTCAGTTGACTTTGCACTTCCCTATCGTTATCTCCCTGCAATGGGCGAGATTATTATTGAGATTTCAAGTGCAATCCCTGAAGGAACTACAGCTACTCTTCCTGTTAGATTCACAATGGGCGGAACGTGTCGTAACCTCACATTCTTCGGCGGCGAGAACGTAACCGCAGGAGACCTTGCTGGAGTGGGAGTTATCAAAGTATTCCGGAATTGGTTTACTGGCACACTCCAGCTTACATCACCGCTTGCCCCGGCAACGGCATAGTGTTTAACAATCAACTTTAAAAATATGTTCCAAGGATTGACGCAAGGAGCGATTGTCTCCATACTGTATAGAAACGAAGCAAGGGTTGTTGATGGCAGGGTTACTTCTGTTAGCACTCATCCTCAACAATTTAATCCTCAACAGCCAATGGCATTCATGAATGGTCCGGTAACGGATATTACCGTTCAGGTAGGCAACGACACTATTCCATTCAAGGGACTGCCCGCGAATGGCGTATCTGCTGACTTTGCCGACAAGGGTATATATCTCGCGACAGACCCCTCATCTATCCGAAGAGAGGTTGGTGCTTTCAAGAGCGCGCTTTATCAGGACCTTCAATCGGTTCCTGCAAAGCAGAAACTCTATGACGCTTATGAAGCTCTTGACCTTGAGCTGAACCCTGAAAGAAAAAAGGAACAGGCTCAGGCGCAGGAGATAACTCAGATGCGTAGCGAACTTGCAGAAATGAAACAGCTGCTCCTTGCTCTCCAAGGACAGAATAAAGGAGGAAATTAACAATGGGATTAATTAGAATAATGAAACGCGGAGGCGAAGATTACTATGACTTCAAGAAAGCTCTCAAGATGGCGAAACGTTCTATAGAGACTCTGTGTGAACTTACCGAGGACATGGAGGATAAGTATAGCGAGCGTGATGATGATGAGCTTGAGGAAGAAAGAAAAATGAGGCGTCGCGGAGGCGGCTATTAGTTATCACTGGGACGGGGCAACTCGTCCCTTATTTGAAAGATATCATTATGGAAAGATTTGATTACTATGATATAAAGCCTTCTGGCATGGAGGCATATCTTGGACTTTATGGTCATCACTTTTCTAAAAAGATGTGCGAATGGGCGATTTCTCGAATGCGCGATATGAACGGCAATCACGTTCAGTTGAAGTCTATGGATCAGGTCGATGCTATTCTAAGGGCTCACGGAATTAAGCTCGAGAATGACTATGGTTACGACAAGGTGTTTGTAATGCACATGGGAATTAGTGACTATCTTGGTAGCAGCATCAGAGATGAACGTGCGCTTGCAACGTACGTGAAAGACGTGCTTGACGACAAGGACGGTTATGACGGTATCGCCTTTTGTCGTTTTCTCGCCGATTGTGAATCTAAAGGCGTTCCTATAATTTGGGAGGATATGGTGTAATGGTTCACAGTGTTATCAATATAGGAAGATGGGTTATTGACTTCCTTTTTGCAACAGACAGGTATGATATTGATGGCGTGCTCTCATGTCTGTATGATTGTGGAGCGTCCATGACAACGATGGATGAAGCTGAATCATTAATGAAAGACCATAAGAGGGATAAAGGATTTTCTTACTCTAATCCTAAAACGAAAAGAGGAATTGTCGTTGTTGGCCCGTCTTCGTCAGGCGCAGAATTTATCAATACGCTTGTCCACGAGATAAGACACGTTGCCGATGCTATCGCGAAATCTATTGGTTATCAGCTTGATGGAGAATTACCGGCGTATGTGTCTGGAGAAGCAGCAATGGAGCTTGTGGATGTTATCTGCGAGTTTGGATGCAGGCGCTGATAGTTAATCATAATTTAACCGAGCATTAATAATAAATAAATCTTTTACCCGTCGTATAACGAATTGTTTACGACGGGCTATTGCTATTGCTGATTAAATATCTTTGCGGTAAATATTAAATGGAGACAATTATGGAAGCATTTGAATTTAACGTTGATGGCATCCTATCAGATGAGGAAGCCAACAAGATCTTTGAAAACGATGGTGATGAACAGCGGCAGCCAGAAAATGCCGATGAAATTAAAACTCCTGCCGAGGAAGAACAGGAAGAACCTGAAAGTCCGGAGAAAGTAGGCAAAACGGAGGAAGAAGAAGAGGAAGATGCCACCCATGATGGCGAGGGTACTTCTCCAGACAAATTCTATGCTTCCATAGCCCAAGCTTGCAGAGAGGATGGCATTTTCCCCGACTTCGAAGATAAAGACTTTGAGAACATCAAGACTCCTGAGGATTTCGCAGACCTGATGGAGAAAGCGATTAAGTCAAGGTTCGATGAGCGCACGCGTCGTATAGACGAGGCTCTCGGGAACGGAGTTGCTCCAAACACCATTAAGGCGTATGAACAAACCATTCAGTATCTTGGCTCTATCAATCCCGAGGCGCTTTCCTCTGAGGAAGACAATGCGGTTGACCTGCGCAAGCAGCTAATTTATAATGACCTCATCAATAAGGGATATTCATCAGAGAGAGCAAACCGCGAAATAGAAAAGTCTTTCAAGGCTGGAAGCGATGTCGATGATGCAAAGGATGCGCTTGAATCATTAAAAGCTGATTACCAAAAGGGATATCAGAAGATTCTCGACGATGCGAAGGCACAGGCTGAAGAGCAAAAGCGCAGGCGCGATGAGAACGCCAAGACATTCAGGAAGATGATTCTTGAAGATGAAATCAAGATTGGCGATACCAAGCTCGATAAGCGTGCTTGCCAGAAGGTCTATGATGCCGTTACGCGTCCTATTTACAAAGACAAGACCACTGGTCAACTGCTGACCGCTGTTCAGAAATTCCAAAAAGATAACCCGCTTGAGTTCTCAAAGCAGCTCGGTATGTGGTACGTGCTGACCAATGGCGGCAAGGACCTCAGCGGAATCATAAACGAGCAGGTTCGTATTGCAAAGAACAATGGCATCAGGGAACTGAGCCGCAAAATCAATACGACTAATCTCGATGGTGGAACAATGAGATTCGCCGGTGGTGACGGTTCTCACGAAGACCCGCTGCTTTCCGACGGATGGAATGTAGATATGTAAACTAACGTTTAACTTTAAAATCATAAGACTATGCCTGGACGTATAGGACCAAATCAAATGACTGGCGTTACTGCTTGGCGTGGAACTGTTACCAAGGATAATCATCTTTATGGTCTGTTCCGTACCAATCCGCAGATGGCCAGTGATGTCATGACTGTTCTTATCAGCAGCATGTATCTTCCTACTCTTGACACTTATCTCTCCAAAGAGGTTCCTGTCCGTGAGTATGACGATGACAGCGAACTCTTCTGGGATATCATGACTTCTTCGAGGAAAAACATTCCTCTTGTGGAAGCTCGTTATGCCGATGGTACGCCTGTCACTTCTGCAAGCAACCCCAACGTGGGTGTCGGCTTTGAGCCTTTTTATATCGTTACTGCTACCGACTGGTTCGCCATTGGCGAAATCGTATGGGGCAACTACAACGAAACCTATCCTATGATTGTTAAGGAAGAGGGTTACACTGAGGGAACCAATACCGTGTATCTGGTTGAGCCTTTTGGTGCGAACATGAGCAACGGTATTCCTGCGGAGCGCCTGCTCCCCGGTGAACGTCTGTCTCCCGGTTACAATCCTATTGAAGACAACTTCTCAAGGCGTGTTGGTGACGTTCGTTTCTCCAGCCCTATCGGAATGAAGGAAGACTGGCAGCGTGTCCGTCTCCATCACAAGATTGGTGGCAAGGAACTCGGCAAGCGTCTTGCCTGTCATATTCCTATCACAAAGGAAGTCAACGGCGTTCAGAAGCACGCAACTGTTGACCGTTGGATTCACAACGTGACTTGGACTATTGAGAAGGCATGGGTTGACTGCAAGAACAACTCTCTCGAACGCGGTGTCTCAACCCGTATGGAGAACGGCGAGTATTCCAACATCGGTCTTAGCGGCAACGCCAACCGTCAGGGTGCTGGCTTCCGCGAGCAGATGGCACGTGGACAGCAGTTCTATTACACTGTTTTCAGCATCGGTCTCGTTGAGGACGCACTGATGGGTGTATCTGCTGGTCGTCTTGACTATAAGAAACGCAAGTTCGTCATGCGTACTGGCGAGCGCGGAGCTCTTCAGTTCAGTAAGGAAGCCAAGAAGGAGATGTCCGGTTGGATTCCTCTGTACAGTATGCAGAGTCCTTCATACGTCACCAAGGGTCCCGAAAAGAATTTCACAAACGGTAACGCCGTTACCATTGCAGACTATCAGGTTACTCGTTGGCTTTCTTCCAACGGACTTGAGGTTGAGCTGATGATTGATTCTTCCAAGGACGATCTGATGACCAACAAGATTATGCACCCTAAGGGCGGTCCCGCAGAATCTTATCGTTACGACATTTTCTATGCCGCAGACGAAGAGCAGCCAAACGTTCAGAAGTGCAGACTGA